AATCAAGGATCTGTTGATGCGGCGGCTCTGGGATGAAGATATTGATGCGATTGATCTTTGCTCGACTGAGTTAGATGTACCATTATCTATTCGCACTCGCATAGCTAATCGGTATAATAGTCATTACCAGAATTGTGTTGGGATCTCACTCCATTCCAATGCTTGTCCTAGTCACGAAGGAAGAGGATTTGAGATACATACCGGGCCAGGGGAAACCCGCTCAGATAAATTTGCTAATATTTTGGGAAGGGTTCTAATTAGACAATTCCCAGATATTTATTATCGAGTTGGGGACACACCACAGGAGATGGACAAGGATAGTTTGTTTTACATACTCCGCTGGACACATTGTCCGTGGGTATTGCCTGAGTGTTTGTTCTTTGATAATTATAATGAGTATTTGTTATTGAATGATCCGGATTTTAGAGTGTCTTATGTGAAAGCTCTTGTGATGTTTATTAAGGAAGCAGAACAAAAAAATATATAGTTTATTGTTTAACCAAATCAATTAAAATGAAAAGATTAATGTTGTTTATTGGATTTATGGCACTGTTGATTGTGCCTGTACTCTCTCAAGAAGAAGTGCCTGTCATTCCTGATTGGGCATATTTGTATGATAACTTCGGGTTACTCATGGCCACTTATTTAGGTATAGCTGCTATTGCTTCCTTTGCAGGGGAGATCCTAGTGCGATTGTTTAAACTAATTGTCAAATGGCAAAAGGTTGTGGTGATTATGGTGTTGGGAGTTGGAGTGTCTTTTTTGGGTAGCTTAATTAATGTGGGTTATTTGGCGGAAGCCTCCTGGTGGCAAACCGGGTTATGGGGGTTACTGTCTGGGGCCATTGCATGTGGTTTGAGGTCTGGAAACATTCTGTTCTTCAAATCTATTGTTGAATTTATTATCAGTTTACTTTTACCAAAAGAACCAACAGAATAGTGTTTTTTCATAGTGATTAGTTTTTGGTTTTAGTTAGGGACCGGGGGTGGTGCCTCGGTCCTATTTTAAAAGGAAAGGAGAAACGTGATGAAAGTAATGATAGAATTGACATGGAGTAAATTTATGGCGCTGGTGGTATTGGTGTATGCTTTTATTCAGGATTTAGGACCAGATGGTCATGAGGCTTTGATATATTCTCTTCCTTTTGTTGTATTTCTAATTACTGGGAAACAGGTGATTGATTGGCGACGGGGAAATGAAGAAATAAAAGATAATAAGATATGAAACGTAAACCAAGGGGGCTAAACCTGGATAATTATTCCAAAGAGCAATTACTGACATTCTCATCAGAATTGACCAACCGGGCTTCTCTGGCTGCTCGTTTAGGGTATCAATACGGTGGTGATCGAAATATATATGAAGCATTGGGTTATCCCACCACCATGTCTTATGATGATTATGCCTCCCGGTATAGTCGGCAGGATATTGCCCGGGCCGTCATCAACCGTCCGGTACAATATACATGGAAGGGGCCGCTGGTAATTACAGAAGTCGGAGATGACGAGGACACCGCACTGGAGAAGGCCTGGAAAACGTTGGAGAAGGATTTGAAACTGAAAAGCAAGTTTGTGCGTGTGGATAAACTCGCCTCTGTAGGAACATACGGCGTATTGTTGTTGGGTTTTGGGGATGTTGCTGCTAAGGAGGGTTGGGAGAAGCCAGCATCAGGAGATACCCGGGAATTGTTGTATGTAAAACCGTTGGGAGAAGGGAATGCCAAGATTGCTTCATATGTGAGCACTCCTTCTGATAAGCGTTTTGGGTTGGTAGAAACATATGACATTACTTTGTCCAATCCCGGAAGTGATTCCAAGTCTACATTCGTGGCTCATTGGAGCCGGGTGTTACATATCACAAGGGAGTTGGAGGAGAGTGAAGTGGAAGGAGTCCCGGTAATGAAATCAGTTTGGAACCGGTTAATGGACCTGGAGAAGATCGTGGGAGGCTCAGCAGAAATGTTTTGGAGGGGTGCCCGTCCTGGGTACCAAGCCGTAGCCGATGACCAACACCATATCGGAGCCACTTTGGAAGCTGATTTGCAGGATCAGATTGATGAATATGAAAACAACCTCCGCCGGATGCTTGTATTAGAGGGAGTGGAAATGAAAGCTCTAGAGCAACAGGTCAGTGACCCATCCAAGCATGTGGATGTGCAAATACAAATGATTTCTGCTGAGACAGGCATCCCCAAAAGGATCCTCACAGGATCGGAGCGTGGGGAGTTGGCTAGTTCACAGGATGAGTCCAGCTGGTTTGGAGTAATACAGACCCGCCGGGAGGAGCATGCCGAAGCAAACATCATACGTCCATTCGTGGATATGTGTATTGAATATAAGATACTGCCCAAGCCGTCCACTGAAGAGTACCAGGTGGAGTGGCTGGATCTGTTCGCTCCTTCCGACAAAGACAAGGCTGAAGTGGGTAAGATCCGGGCCGATGCATTGAAAGCATACGCAGCTGACCCGCTGGCACAGATGATAATGCCACCAGAAGCCTTCTTTGAGCTGTTTCTCGGGCTTAATGAGGATCAGAGGGAGAAGGTTATGGAAATGTTTGAAAAAGCCGTAGATGAGGAGCAAAAGCGCATTGCTGAGGAGGATGCAATGCTGAAGAAGGAAGGGTTGCAGCCGGAACCGATTGAAGAGAAGAAAACCAAGCCTGTAGAAAAAAAGAAACCAGTAAGAAAAACACTTACAGTATGACCAAAATAAAAGATACAGGAGGAGGATGAACACTACCGCTACATACACGATGATCCAGATCAACCAGTATGATCCCACCCGGACTTTGACATTGCGCAATGCCTGGGTGCGTGCTATGAACGGGCGTTTCAATAAACTCATTGCTGCTATTCGGAAAGCCATTGTGGAGGAGGATTGTTTTGGGCTTATACCTCAAGTATATTCCCCGGCGTTGAGCACTCCCGGGCGGGAGGCTTTCAACTTCCCACGCACAGCGGACAAGTTAAACGGGTTTATGAAGTGGTTAAACGGGGAGATTGAGAAAGGATTATTGGAAACAGCCCAATACCAGCGCATAGGTAGTTCTGTGGAACCGGCGTGGACCAATCTGTATATACAGGATAGTTACAAGCGGGGAGTGCTCCGGGCACGTACAGAGATGAGGAAAGCTGGGTATCCAGTACCCAAGACCGGTGAAGTGTTTGGAGGAGTGGATGCCATAATGGGTACTCCATTTCATATAGATCGTGTTGGGTTGCTTTATACGCGGGTGTTTTCAGATCTGAAAGGAATTACCACAGCGATGGATACCCAAATCAGCCGGGTTTTAGGGCAGGGGTTGGTGGATGGAGATAACCCGGTATTATTAGCACGTAAGATAGTAGCTACCATTGACGGGTCCGGGGCTGGTGAGCTTGGGATCCGGGATTCACTGGGGAGGTTTATACCAGCCAAGCGGAGAGCGGCAACGTTGGCTCGTACAGAGGTAGTCCGTGCTCATCATTCTGCTAACATGCAAGAGTATATGAATTGGGGAGTGAGGGGAGTCACTGTGGTGGCTGAATTTGTAACTGCAGGGGATGACCGGGTATGTGATATATGTGCTGGGTATCACGGGAACCGATATACATTGAAGGAGGCAGAGCATATGATACCAGTACATCCAAATTGTAGATGTATTGTAATCCCGGTTGAAGCTCCCGCACCAGAAGAGTGGGATGAAGCGGCTGGATTATTTGAAGGAGTATTATGATAAAGAATTTAACCATAGCAATGCCATATTACGAAAGCCCGGAAATGCTTCGGACTCATTTGCAGTATTGGTCTGAGTACCCGGAAGAGATCTGGGACAAGGTCCGTGTCGTAATCGTGGATGATGGTTCCCCTAAACACCCCGCTATTCACGTTTTAAAGGGGCAAAAATCGAAGATCTCTATTGAGTTGTATAGAATTACAGAGAACATCCCCTGGAACATTCCTGGTGTCCGTAATCTTTGTATGTCTGTAATTAAGGAAGAAGATCAGATGATATTAAATACTGATATGGATCTTGTGTTACCCAAAGAATCCATTGAGGAGTTATTTCGTATTGATTTAGATACGGAAAAGACATATTGGTTATCCAGGAAGCAATTGAATGGAGGAAAGTGGAAGGATATTAAATTACACAAAGAAACCTTCATCATGACTTCTGAAATGTTTTGGAGCATTGGCGGATTTGATGAGGACTTCACTGGTTATTGGAATGGTGCTTTTTATCCTTTTATAAAGAATTGGAAGAAGCGATCACATCCAATAGTTCTTGATTCTGTGTATTTACTGGATTATTCTCCTTTGGTGGATGATGCTACAACAAAGGATTGGGGGAGAGGACAAAGTTCATATGATTTAAAACAGCATCGTGTTTTAATTAGTAAACAACATCACTCAGCTCATAATTATTCACCAAAAAATCATTTACGGTTTAAATG